GCAGATGTGAAATCTGCACACAAATAAGAGGGAAAGAATAAAAAACAGAGCCGTGACACAGTTCAGTTTACACTACCCAAAAATGCCACATTCTCTTATCATATGGATTTGAGAATGTGGCATTTTTCGAATAAATAGCTATTCTTGTATGTATTCGTTGTCTTTTATCCCATAGTATCTTAAAGCTTCTGTCATTAGGCATAACTCTGTTTTATTCCATTGATCACATAGACACTCTATACTAGTTTTATCATTTTGAGTATATAGTGCCTTGGAGCAAGTCTTATACCAACTACAAGTAGTATTGTTATAGGATTTTACCCGTTTAAATATTAATTCCAAGCCAATCATAGTTGCAGTTTCTATATATGGTTTAGAAGGTTGCCGTGAATTATCCATTGGCATTACTGTCATATTGTCTGCTTCAATAAATGGATATCCATATACTTTTTCAAAAACTTCTGAAAAATAATTCTTATCACTTATATCTGCATTATATAAAATATCCAACAAAACACTATTCCCACTTTTAATCTCATTTTTACAATTTTCTATAACCTCATCGTAATAATCTAATTTACAACCTATAGCCTGACTAATATTGACTTTTAATTCATCGAGAAATATACATAAGGCTCTGTATATTGGCATTTCTTCCTTTTTATACTTTATGGAATGATCCCGTATTAGTTTTTTATAAAGCTCATAGCCATTTAATGTGGGATTATTTTTGGAATAATTAATCATTTCAAAGAAAGCGACTCCTGGATTGTCAAACATTAAAGAACAAAAGCACAGTGAAATCATCATCTTTATATCATGTGATTTATCAGCATAAATAGCTCTAAATATTAATTCTGCTGCACAATATGGAATAGTAGGATGATATAATTCTTCATTAATAAATGATTGTATGAGATGAGCCATGCTTTCTATGATACAAGTATATCCAAATTTAAAGCCGTTTTCCAATGCTATATCATTCTCAAAATCATACAAACCTATTTGAACAGCACATCTATTACTTTTTGCTAATGATATTTCTATAGGTGAAATTTCTACTTCATCTATATGATGGGGACAATTCCTATCTCCTTTAATGTCATTGAAGAAAGAAATAAAATTCATTAGCCCTTGATCTTCTTTCCATAGTTCTAATGGTAATTTTACAGTTTTATTATGTTTTAAATAATCTACATATAGAATAAACATTTTATTATACATTGTACATATTTTCACTCCAAACATTGTAGTAAAATGTTGTAGGTAATGTATATACTCATGAAAAAAAGTTCCATATTGTTTATCGTTCATATTTGTAACAGGAAAGGAAATATCGCCATCTACAATCATGTGAATATGATTCGTTTCATATTTACTTGTTTTGCCTTCAAGTATATCTAGACTTAATAGTGACATAGCTGTTCTATCCTTATATAAAATTGAAAGCGAGACCACATTTTTATGGTAGCCTCGCTATGTCAATGAATTTATCCAATTTATACACATTAGTATGTCAAGGCGAATTTCAATCCGACTGCCTCCGAAATCATAATGAAAGTGGAGAGCTGCATATCGGTTTCGCCTTTTTCGAGCATAGCCACATACTCACGCTTCTTGCCAATCTTGTCGGCAAGCTGCTGTTGAGTAATTCCTGCGGCTTTACGGGCGTTTTTCAACACCTCGGCATAGTACCAGGCACGAGACTTCGCATCGAACTCATCACGCGAAGCAGTACCTTTTGCTCCGTACTCATCGACAAACATATCCTCGGTGGTAGGAAGATGTTTGAGCTTGTTAATGTCAATCTTTGGTCTCATTGCTGTAAACTGTTTAAAATTTGTTCTGCTTTTTGTATCTCCTTTTTATAGTCCTTTGTGGACTTCTTCATAAAACCATTCAAAAGAAGTATCTGCTCGGCTTCAATAAAATTCTCATGGTCAATGGTGAAGAGGATTACTCTATACTCATTGCCTACAGATATGCGCAACTCATAGAAATCTGTATCTACAAGTTTCTTTACCAACTTGGTATTTACGACCTTTACATCTGCTAAAATGTTCATCGCATATTTGACCTTGTTCTGAACATTTGCAGGCAGCGAGTTGTAAAACTCATCGAATTCTGTACTTCTTATCATAGTTCTCATGTTGCAAATGTAATACATTTATTACATTTTACAAAGCAAATGCCAAAAAAGTTTACGAAAGAGAGGAAAATCAGCGATGCGAAGCCAATTATTTTTCTGGAGGGAGTGCAGTTTACCGTCTGCCAAATTATGATTATTCCTAAAAAATATCCCTTCTATGAATAAAAATGAGAACAGCGTACATTTAGGCTATCATTCATAGACCAACTTGTATGCTGTTCTTTTTTGTGTTTTAATTACTTTTCCGTCAGTCGTTTGTTTCCGTTGCCAAGAGCGTCCATTGTACAGACGTGAAAGGGGAAAGGTTTTCGGGCTGAATACTCTCCGTAGGAGGAAGATTCTGCCCGAAACGGCTTGCTGCTTGACCTTTTCACTTTCAGAAGAGTCTGTACTAACTTAATGGACAGCAACGGGAATAAGCGACTGACGGTATAAATCCTATACTTGTACCATAGAATTTCTTTTCTCCATCAATCTATCCATATCCTCTGAAATCTTATCATCAGTTACTTTTGCATAGCCTTGAGTTGTACGAATATTGGTATGTCCCATCATTTTAGCAATACTCTCCATTGGTACACCTGCCGAGACAAGGAGCGTTCCGAATGTGTGCCTCGATTGATGGTAGGACAAGTTATGCTTGAATTGATGTGAGAATCCCAATTCGTGTATCTCGAACCAAATCATATCTCTGCAAGGTAATGAAAAGATTGGCTTGCTGTCATCAGTGGTGTTGTACAGCGACAATATCTGCTCAGCAATCGGGTGCAGTGGAATAAAAGCCTCTACATCTGTTTTCTTACGGTATGTTCTTATGTACTTTCGACCATCAGCAGTTGTTCCTATATGATGAGGATATAATCGTTGTACATCTACATACGCCAAGCCACAAAAACAAGAAAAAACAAATGTCCGTCTTGCCAATTCTTGCAATGGATCGAGTTTTGGATGATTCATAATATCCTGCAATTGACCTTTGCTTATGTACATCAATTTCTTTGGTGGCTTTTTCTCATACTGGACATCTTCTATTGGATTGAAACGCAAGATGCCATTATCCACAGCCAAATAGACCAATCGTTTTAGCCAACACAAACAATGGTTCCTATATGATGGCTTATGCGGGTAGTTCATCTTCATATAGAGTACGAAGTTATTGCCAAACTCCTCTGTAATGTCGGTAAATAGCATATCCTCTTTGCCCAACGAATTGATATACTCACGCAAATAGTGTTGATACATCTTTGACCCACGATAAGAGGATGTGGAGTCAATCTGTACAGAACGGATTTTAAGATTCTCCCTCTCTATCTCTCCTGCTTGCAATATGTATTTTGGAATATCTGAAACACCCGTAATGGCATTCTTTAGCAATTCGGCTGTAATGACGCCATTTGTTTTTAGCAGACTATTGTAAGTATCATCAATACGATTCTTATAGTCATTGAGCATACCATTGATTCTACTATTCTTTGTTTCGCCTTTCTTGCTGTTCCATTCATTAAGAGTGCAATAAAGCCCTGTCGCCAACACAATGGCTTTGCCATCAATGGTTACTCGGCACATAATGGAGGTTGTTCCATCAGCTTTAATTTTGCTGCGGTTAATGTAGTATAGTTGTTTATATGTACTTCTCATAATTCAAACTGTTTGTACGTTATAAAACTAATATCATATCACTTGTTGCCTTGATGAATATATCCATATCATCGAACAACTTCTTAGGTGTTACCTTAGCATAAAGTTGAGTAGTGGTAAGGTTGGTATGTCCAAGCATTTTGCTGATTGTTTCAATGGGAACTCCTGCTTCAAGCGTAATCAAACTTCCGAAGGTATGACGCCCCATGTGATAGACCAAATCCGTCTTAATTCCTGCCAAGTCTCGAAGTCCTTTCATATGCCTTCGCAGATTAGGGTGGTGTATCATCGGGAATAATTCCTTGCGCTCATTACTGCGATATTTCTCAATCAGAGCAATAGCTTCAGGCAATAGTTTTACTCGTCCCAAATGTTCATTTTTCTTACGCAGATATTTCAGCCATAATGCACCATTGTCATCGGTATAAATGTTATCGTCTGTTATTGAAACAGCATCGGCATAAGGGACGCCTGTATAGCAAGCAAAAAGAAACAAATCCCTTGCGATATTATGCGTTACTCTTGATGCAGGAATTTCCAAATCCCGTATCTTTTCAAAGTCCTCTCGGCTTAATGCACGTGGTGCTTTCCTATTCTCTTTTGGCAGTTTGAAATTTACGAAATAGCGTTTCTCCGAATGACCTTCTTTGAAAGCCAGTCGGCAAATCTTTTTGAGTATGGCTAGATAATGCCTTGCCGTATCAACAGCAAGACCTTTATCCTTCAAGACATACTCCTGAAACTCATATGCCAAATGCTCATTCAATTGTCCGAAAGCCAAATCTTCAACCTTGAAACGCTTTTTGATAAACTCACCAAGGTATCTACGAGTATAGATATAGGTTGACATAGATGACTTGGCGACATCGATACCGATTCTCGACTGCATATCCTCAATATGAATATCCAATCGTCTGAGCAGTGTCATTTGAGTTTCAACGCTACCTTGAAACGCTTCTTTGACTGCCGTTGCATCGAAATCAATCTTACGCTCCAAAAGAGAATCGAATGCCAAGTTAATGGCAAGCAGCAACTTATCAATCTTGGCATTGATTTCAACAGCCTCCTTGCTCTTGCCATTGAGTCGGCTCTCGCGAGGATTCCATAATTCGGGAGTACACGACAGCTTGCTGCTGAACTGCGCCATCGTTCGGTTTACGGTAATTCGTCCCATGATGGGAGCCTTACCCGACTTGTCTAATCCGCTCCTTTTAAGGTAGAGCAACACCTTGAATTTTTCTACTTTCATACGCTTATATTTTTGGTTGCTAAGTTAGCCCATATATAAGCGTTCTTTACTATGCAAAGTAATGACAATCAACGCAATGTGATGCTATCGCAGATTATTTTGTTACCTCTCGGCTTTCGGTAACAGCCAAGCTAACGATTTGGTAACTGAATACTTGCTCAAAACCGTAATTTCTTGCGTTAAGTATATAGTGCGAGAAAAACGTTTTCACTTGTTTCTCAACCGTTTACGTTTGCTTTATTCAATTCCGAAATCGTTTGCTTTGCTACTTGCTTTCCACTGCGCACGTCATACGTTTGCCACGACACTCTGCCTTTCACAGGGTATTCCTTTGTCAACAGTTTCCAAGATGCTGGGACATAAACAGATCACCACGACACAGATCTATGCGCAGACTACACCGATAATGATCGAGGATGCGATCGATCGTGTCGAATCCCGGCTGGGCGGCAAATTCGCAGTATAGCGTAATCATAGATTAAATCATCCACCGCAAGGAAATTTCATGTAAGTGACCGTGTAAGTTACAAAGAATATCGGTCGGGAGTTGTCACCTTTGCACCGTAACCAACTATCTCGATTATGGATAAAGACGACAAACTCCGCCTTGCGGAAATTCATGCAATGGTCAAGACGATTTCCGTGGACCTTCAATTTTTAAGACGCCACCGCAACGTGCTTTTCGGGACACCGGTTTTGGAGTTCAACGAGGTTTGCTCGGTGCTTCACCTGAGTGCCCGTCAGGTGCAGCGCCTTCGTGAGCGCAAAGAACTCGTCGGGTTCAACGTGGGGCGCCGGCGCTTGTACTTTCAGACGGAGATCTATGACTACCTCTCCCGTTTGGAGAGAGAAAACCTCAAACATCCCGAACAGTCAATGGAACAGTGATTATGGAGCGACCGAACAATCCCAATGAAACGAAGTATCTGCTGATCGGGGAAGAGGAGTTCGAACGTCTTCTGCGCAGCTATTACATTCTCGGCAAGGGGCTTCTGGCTTTCGAATATCTCTGCGGTCACAGCGACCGTCCGATGTACCTGTCAGCCGAGGGCGTGTGCGAAGTGCTCGGCATTACGCGCGACGAGTTGGACGAGCACCGCCTGAAACGACAGATCAAGGCGAAAGTTTTCCAGCGGCAGATGATGTACAGCCTCTACGATCTGGTACTCCTCGCCGAACGTCTCGTGCGCCATAAGATCCGGTACAGGCTCTCGAAAGCGCCCCGCTTCGATGCGACGGGCCAACGCCTGTGATTCGCGTTGTATCTCAGCTTATCAAGACCGGTCGTTTGCGGCCGGTCTTTTTCTCCGATTTCGTAAAAGCGACGAAACGACAGCAGGAAGAAAGGAGGTATAGACAAATACCATATATCCGATCTACCGGCCCGCTTCGAGGGAAGCCTTTCGGAACTCTTTGAGCAGCGCCATCAACTCCAATGCGGCTTTACGAGCCCTCCGTCCGGCTGCCTTGTTGCCTTTGAACCACTGAAGATATGCATCCTTCTGAAAAGCTGCGATGCGATCGTTGATCTGTTCGAGTAATTTTTCCATATTCTTATGGTTTTTGCAAGTTTTTTAAGAGTAAATAGGAGTATAAAATTCATTTCTTTTGATG